TCCTGCGTGTTGTGCCGCGCTCCGTGATTCTGACGTACCAGTTTCGTCGTCCGGGTTCTTTAATAAGGCGTGGCCCTTGTGGCATTCGGTTTTCTTTTTAAATTCTTCCAGGTGTTCAGGCCAGATTCTATAATGCCCATTTATGGGTTTGCAAGCGTTCAACTGACCAGTCGATATTAAATGATAAACCGTCTGGCGTGAATATCCCAGTTTTTCACAAACCTGTGGAATGGTAAAAGCCATTTAATACGAATGGTTACCCATCTTCATCGAGAATGGTCTTTTATTAACCTGGGCTGGCCTCCCCTGCATTGACCTGGTTGGCGGAGCGGATTTTATTTCATCAGCTTTGTTTTTCAGACAATACGAGTATGGGATGTCAGCGTTTTTGAACTGATTGAGAATGTTGTGCAGCGTTTCATGTTCTACTAAAGATCGGAAATAATCTTCAGCTTCGATTTCAAAAGTGTTGTATTTGGCGTTGCATTCCAAGCACTGCACCTTCCGTCTTTTTACACGGTTGTCCAGTTTAACAGTTTGCAAAACCTTTTTCTTGTCGGACGGGCACAAACAAATATTTTGCCGATCTTTATGAACAAAACCCCATTCTTCATTTTCGGTATACTTTTTCAACGCCATCACCAAAACACCAAGGTCATTCAACCTTTCATTTTTGCGATATAGCACCTCGCCCCAACTAATAAAAATGGCGGCCAGGTTTTCAGTTATTCTATTAGACGTATCGCTAGTCAGGCTTCGGTTGCCCGCTAAAATATGTGCGAGTGTTCTTTCATGCACCCCCGACATTTTTGCGAGGGCTTTGCTGGTTATATTAAATTTCTTTTTTAAATTTTGCAGCTCATTAACTACAACACGTCCAGGAGACAAATCTAAATTATTCATTTTTTTTCTCCGCTATCTTTTTAGATACTCTAATAATTGCCAGACCAGCCTCCAAGCCTCTCCCCTGCTTATTTTCTCATGGAGAACCTCTTCCCCGTCAGGCTTGATTAAAACAATAAATAGCTCGCCGTCTACGTCTCTGAAATTCGGATAAATTATTTTTCTATCTCCTGAATAATTTCCTCTTGTGCGACCCGCGCCCTCTCGCGCAGTGTTTTTAATTCAATCCTTCTTTGACGATACTTTGGCGTCCGAAGGTCGGTGGCTATGACATTCCGCCTTCGCTGCGATTTCTTTTTCTTTCCCACCCTAATGTCCTAACTCCGCATTGAGTTTCACCGCCTGGTCGTAGGTCAGACAGCGCATTTCCAGAACCGATACGAATTTCTTTCCCAAGTAACCTTTCACCGCAGAGGCTATCTGGTCAAAATCTTGACGGATTCTCTCGTGGCATATTTCGACACTACTGTAACTCTGCGTCCATTGCAGCCAGCCTTCGGGCGGCACCTTGGTTGTCAGAATCAGAACGGAAATGAAAACGACTTTGATCATAAAATCACCAGTGCGAAATAAGTGACTGTAAAAAACAAAAAGACACAGACCCCGTCGAGTATGATGTGGGCAACTTTACTCCGTGGTTGAAATCTTAATAATAATAAGTTCTCAATCATGTCGAATAGACCTCCGCCAGTAATTCGTCTTTACCCATTCCCAGCATTTCCTCAATCGCAGCCGCCGCGTCGTCCATGAGCCTGGAAAATTCCTCGCGGGTCATGTTTGCGAAAGCGAGTGATTTTGGGATTAGAATCACTTCCCCGTCTAAAAATTTAAACTCCTCGTAATATCCCAATCTTACGATCAGGGCGTAGCGGAACGTTTCAAGCGTGGGGTAGTATTCCTGATTATCGAATGCCCTGTTAAGGAGTGCAAAAAACAGCCGGTGTTGTTGGACTGACCTTCGCCGGGGGTCTTTGACGTCAACAGTCACAACAGTCCCTGTTCCGATTTTGCCTAAAACCTTAAAGGCGGTTTCAGAGTCGGGCTTTAGGCCGCCGAAATCTTTTCTCATCAAGACTTCAACCATGAATCCCCCTTACATAGACCTCGGCCAGATTCCCTCGCGCAGGGTTACCGAATCGGTTAAAAATATCCCACAGACCTTCAGTGATTTCCTTTGGGTCGAGACCCTTTGATTTCCACCAAACCTCCTCACCTCGACTGTGTTGCTCTGCATGGCAGGGTTGGCAAAGTGAAACGGTGGCTGAATCAGGCGGTTTTATTCCGATCCCACAAGGCGCGATGTAACGAACATGAGCCGCCTGGATGTCGTAAGTGGTCTTGCAAACGACACAAGGCAGAGTCCGAATGTATTTTAGATATTTCGGCATTCGACTAAACTCTGTCTTGGGGATCATCATGTTCATTTGCTAATCCTTGGGGTTGGACTGAGCGGCTAAGGAGAACGTCGGGCAACCACTCAGCCCTGTTGAAACTAAACGACTCCCCAGGCCGTTTCCTGCGCCCAAATTAAAATGGGATCTCATCATCAATAATTTTGTTTGTTTCATTCTCAATAATCGGCGGCGGGACAACTTGGGGTGATCCTTCATTCCCGCCTCCAAGCATCGTGAGTGTGCCATTAAATTTTTTCAGTACGATCTCTGTTGTATATTTCTCAACGCCGTCGTTAGTCGTCCATTTTCTCGTTTGGAGACTGCCCTCCAGATACACCTGAGAACCCTTTTTTAAATACTTCTCCGCTATCTCTCCGAGGCGGTCATTAAAGATTACGACACGATGCCACTCTGTTTTTTCCCGGCGCTCACCAGAGCTTTTGTCTGTCCAAGATTCTGAAGTAGCTAAAGACATATTGACAATTTTGTTTCCATCCTGGGAATGGCGAGCCTCAGGGTCTCGACCAAGATTTCCCACCAGTATTACCTTGTTAATTGATCCCATTTATTTCTCCAGTTTCTTTAACGCGGTTAATTTGTCTTCAAGTTCTCCAATAAAATCAGCAACCATTCCCCTGATCTCATCAAGCCTCTTATCGTCCCGCTCAAATCTTCTGACGAACAGTTTTAAATGCCCCTCTGGCATACGTGGGTCGTAAGAAACGAAGTCGCACCATTTTCTCCCCGTGCATTCCATCTGCCAAAGCATTTGAGTTTCATATTTCCGTGGTATTTTCTGGTCCAGAAGTGTCTGGATGTGCGTGGCCGTATTTGGACATTTAATCTCGATCATCCCGTCTTTTCCAACCAGACCGTCAGGGCTTGCACCGCTTTCCAAGTCGTTGTGCTGGACGAATCCTATTTCCTGAACCCCTTCATTTTCATAAAATTCATAAGCCACACGGGCCTCGTCTTCGTGGTCTGTTCCCCATTGCATTGAAGAATTTGAATAACTGTCTGCGACCTCGCCCGTCAGTCGTTCGGCTATGAGTTGCGCCATGTAATTTGCGCGGCTCGCGCCCCAGCCTGATTTGGTCTTGGCAATAACGTCGGAGACGCGGGAAGCTGTGACCTTGCCGCAGCGAACTGCGAACCATTCGTCTGATCGTTGTTCGATATTATCCATTTTTACGGGCCTTCTGTGCCGCTATTGTCTTTAGAGACGTTTTGCAATCCTCAAATTGTTCTGCTGGCATTTCCGCGACAGAGGAGATTTTGTGATGGTTACAAAATTTTATTGTGTCGGCTTTTGTCTTCGCAATTAATTCAAGAATTTCTTCTACTTGCTCTTTATCTATGACGTTTTTATTTTTTTTAATGGGGACAACCTTTTGCCCTCCATCCCCGTCATCATCCACATTAAGATCACTGTCTTGATCCGAAATAACCAACCCTAGTGCTGAAACTAAAGTGTAACGCTGAAGATACGACGTAGTTGATCCTATGGCCTGGATGGAATTTTTCTTGCCAGAAGTGTCAGGACCACCCGCTAATTTTGTTCTTTGCTCATGGCCGTCAACATGGCTGATAACACAGGTGACGTGAACAATGCCGTCGACAAAATCCGTGTCCCAGCTATAGTAAAGATTACACTTGTCTAAAACGGGTTTGATTGTTTTGGCTATATTATCAAGGCTGGCGAAAAAGTATCCAAACCCCTCCTTGTTTTTAACCACAGTTTTAACTTCATCCATAAACTTTTGTCGGGCGTGATTGAAATTGGCTTTCGCTTGTTTTGCCTCCCACTTCTCCTGAAGTTCCATCAGTTGCGCGAGTTGGCTTAAATCACCGCCCTTTGTTATAATGGTGTTAATTAAATCAACAGGCGTTGGGTTGCTTTTTGGTTGCGCTATCGCAATATCTTTTCTTGCAGTCATTATTCTTCTCCCACTATTTCGTTGATTTCTTCAATCGCGCTATTGATTGACCTAAGGATCTCCTGACATTCATTTCGATACTCAACGCCACCGCCCAGATATTCCGCATAGCGAAGTGAACTTTTAAGACTGCTTAGTATGGGAAGGGCTTTTTCCAACTCGCCCTGCGCTTCAATGAGATCATCCCGTGCGCCGTCCGTCAGGCCGGGGTCTCGTCTGATAGGTATTGTTAAATCTTGCATTTCAGTTCTCCTTATTCACCAATTCAGATGTAACGTATAGACTGAATAAGATAATGTCAACCAAATTGGCGTATATCTATGCTGTGGCCAAATAAAACAATTTGGTTTAAACTTAGAATGTTGTGAATAAAATTGCTCATTTCCGAAAAAAAGCGGGGTTGTCTCAGGTGAAACTCGCTGAACTCTCTGGCACGTCTGGACAGCAAGTTGGACGACTAGAATTGGGGGTCCGAAAATTAAATGTTGAGTGGGCTGAGAGGTTCGCTCCTCACCTTAATTGTTTGGCCGTCGAGCTTCTTTTCGAGGACGTTGAAATAACCAAGGGCAGCTTGACCTCGGTTAAGTGCGTCGGGTTCGTCCAGGCTGGCGATTGGCGCGAGGCGGTAGAACTCCCGGAAGACGAGCAATATGCGGTGAATGTACCGCCTGATGGGAGGTTCAGAGAGATAGAAGTCTTCGCCCTGGAGATCAGAGGCGACAGCATGAACCTTCGTTATGCGGATAAATCGCTGTTAATATGCTC